CCTTTTCAGCTGGGTCTGCTTGGGCTTTTTCAATAGCTTCAAGCTCTGCTTTTTCAGCTGCAGCTGCGGCTTCAATTTCTGCTTTTGCTAATGCCTCGGCTTTTGCTGTGGCAATACTAAAAACTTGCTTGCCGTACTCGCTATCTTCTTTTTTGTAGTGATCTAGCTTTTTGTCCTCAAAACGTTGAGCGTGAGAATTGGCTTTGTTTTTATAAAAGAAGGCCATTCCATCGCTGGCAAAAAATACATTTTCTTCGTTTGGATTGCTGGCAAAAAGTTGATTTGCTTTTTCTTTGTTTGTCATGATATTTGTCTTAATTTTTCTTCGATAAAGGTGTGGCAAGTGATGCGATTTTTAGTATAAATGGAAGCACTAAGGCCACGAAGCATCCGAAGCCTAACCAAAGCAACCATTTCGCCCATGATGGCATCTTTGTTTGCACTATAGTGGTTTCCGTTTTGCTCTCGGTCAGTTGGTTGCGGTACATTTCTATGATCGTTTGTTGCAAGCCTATAATTGTCTCGTATTGATCTGTATGGCAATCCGCTATAATGCTCTCGCCCACTTTGCTCAAGCTCACTTGTGAGCGGCCAGACTTGCTGGTTTTCGTAATGGGCTTGGAGCTTAGTTTTGATAGTAATGCCGATAAGCTCACGCTGTCTGCTGGTACCGTCAAAACCGTGTCGCGCTTGGTCACCTTGCGCACTGTACTGTCCTTGATCGTGGTAGTCGTTGCTGTTGTTTTTGGCAATACTTCTAAAGTTTTGCACGAGCATAAGAATAGCAAACAAACCAAAAATAATAAGTAATTTTTCATAACTTTTTACATCACTAGGTTTCATAAGCCTACCATTTTTAACCAGGTTACTACATCAAAACTCGGGCAATCTTTAGCCACTCTGGGGAAATCTCTATGCCCTTTTATTTCGGCATTTGGAAACTCTTTTTTAAACCGATTAAGCAGCTGTATTTGTGTGTTGATTTGCGCTTCGGTTCGGTTGTCAAGGGCTTTGCCATTTTTGTCAACGCCACCTATATAGCTTATATGTATGGCGTTGCTGTTAAAACCTTTTACGCCATTGGCCACTTGGTCTATAGCTAGCAATTGCACGGCGGTACCACCAGCCGGTATAATGAAATGGTATCCTGGACTTTTCCAACCGAGAATAACTCGCCAGTGCCTTTGGATGCTCCCTATGGTTGTGTGCTGCGGCGTGGCGGTGCAATGCAAGACTATATACTTTATGGTTCTCATTCTATGAGTTGTTCTTTTAAAGTGTTTTAGGCTGTTTTTGCTTGTTTTAAAACGGCAATACCACTATATCCTGCTCTTCTAGCACGGCCACCCATTCTTACTAAGAAAGAGTATATATCGCCGTAGAAGGTTGGGTCTCCGATGTTCTCAAAGGCTCTGACAGTTCCTAAAGCGTGCTCTACAGCTTGCGAGTACCAGAATAAACTTGCACCATCGTCTGTGGCGCTACCTGCTGCACCTGGTGCTAAGATTGCACCTGCGGCAGTAACTCTGGCAACGGTTGATCTTATTAATATTTTCCAACCATTAGCCTTATAAAGAATACCCATTCTTCGCTCCTCTTCGGTAACCTGATTCATGTAAGTGGCCGTAATAATGTCGTTTACTGGAAACATTTCCTCAGCAGCTAATGGATCAAGCAAGCAATACATCTGCTCATTAAACCAACGCTTCTCTTGACGGAATTTGGTTTGCATTCTTTGCAAGTCCGCTCTTGTGTACATTTTACGGTTCCCCGTTGCACCAACAGCAGAAGCATTGGCAACACCATTAGCACCAGTAGTGAGTAAAACATTAGCTGCAGGGAAAGCTGTAGCTCCATAAGTGCCAAAAGCGCCAGAGTGTAACCAAGAGTACAAAACCTCTTCGGCAACTTCCTCAGCAAGCTTATCGGTATCTTCTCTTAATACACTAGCCACTTTATCGTAACTTAATTCTACCGTGTCGGCATGTTTGATGTGTACAGGATCAGTAGTGTATTCATCTAATACATACACCACATCAGTATCTGTACGTTGACGAACAGTTGCTGGTAAGCTAGACCTGTTTTTTTCAACATTACCAGAACCACCAGACTGCGGAAGGTGAACCACTCGGCCATCTAATACATTGTCGTTTTGGCTTACTGAAAATTGTAAAAATTCGTTATTTTTAAAGAGCTCTTCCTGTATAACATTTTGCCAAACTTCTACTTGTATGGCACCAAAAGTGCCTTTAGGTAAAAAGCTCATTGCCGTACCAGACACAAATGCCAAAGCAACAGCACCGCCAAACATGGCAACAGAAGGCTCGAAAATAGCACTTGCTAATAGCGCATAAGCCAAAGCAAGGATTACGAAGTTGATGATACTAAATTTCTTGTTTTTCATTGTAATTATATTAATGTTCGTTTTTCGATTTATTTTTGATTGTGATATATAGCGTAGGTTAATGATATTTGTCTGTATATTCTCGGCCAAAAGCCGCTTTAAACTTTTCTTTAAAAGCCTCTAAGTTTTCAGCCTTTAGTTGCACCAACTTATTGGCTTTATGAAGCTCGTTCCAGCTTAGCTTTACAAGCTCGTCATTTGGTTTTTTATCCTCTTTTAATAGACTAGCTACAGAAGGAGCAGCTGCTCTTTTTAATAGATAAACCTTTAGGTCCTCGGTTTCCATTTTTAGTAAAAATGGGCGTTCGTCTGCCGTAATTTTACCATCAATTTTCTCGGCTGTATCTAACATGGCGTTTTTCTCTGAGGCTAATTGTAGCACCTGAGCTGCTGCTAATTTACTCTCAGCATCTAACTTGGCAGTCTCTGCCGCAGTAAGCTTTACCGCTTGCTCGCTTGCCAAAGTAACAAGGCCTGTGATAACTGCATCGCTTTCCATTTCGTGACCTTCTGCAAGGCCTAAGATGGTAGCTGTGCCAGCTGTTAATTTAATTTTTGTCATGATCGTCTCTTTTTTAATTTTTGCGTTTGTATAAACATCACTTAGGGTGATGGTCTCATAATCTTCATTGTATAGTACCAAGGCTAAAGCTTCATTATTGCTCCCAATGTCGACTAAACTGGCTTCAAACATGCTAGAAAGCCAGAGCCATAAATCTTCGCCATCTTCTTTAAACTCCACAGGCTTTAAGCCTGCACTTGCCATTTTAATAGTTCCGTTTTCAACCTTCTTATAAATGGTCATGGCAAAAGCGTCGGTGTCGTCAAAAACAGGGATGGCACTTATAACGCCATCTTTTAACTCCAAATCTTCCCAATAGCCTAAAGGCAATATCTCGTCTCTTTTTTCACCCTTTGGTCTTATATGCATCCATAATAGCAACGGATTTTTTGTAAACTGATCTAAAGCAATTCCAGCCGTTCTGGTTCTAAAACCAAAGCTGTTTTTTGCCTCTGTAGAAATCACTAATCGTTTACTGCTTTTTTGCATGGGTAAAAAGTTGTGTTCAATTCATTATTGACAGCAAAGTAAAAGCGGAAGTAAACGCTAAAAAAACGATTGATTTACTAGTATGCTTCTAACGATACACTCAAGTAATCGCTAAACAAATACTGGCAATTTTACTATTTGAGCGATGACTGTTTAAGGTGCAATTTTGTGGCATGGGACAAACAGAAAGTATGCAGCGAAAGCAAGATTATGCCAAGCTGCTGTTTACCAATCAAGGGGTTACGGTAGGTAAAGAATTGGCAGAACGTGTTGGCGTTAGCGAGGTTACCATTAGCAAATGGCGAAACTCTGGCGGCTGGGAACAGTTGCGGGCGTCTGTTATTATAACCAAAGAGGCAGAATTACGCCGTTTATATATGCAGCTGACCGAATTGAACGATCATATTTTTGCCAGGGAAAAAGGTCACCGTTTTGCCTCTAGCAAAGAAGCAGATACCCTAGTAAAACTTACAGCAGCCGTTAAGCAATTAGAAACTGATACCAGTGTTGCCGAGACTATGGAAGTGCTAAAAAACTTTATTATCGCTGTTCGTGAAGACGACTTTACCAAAGCGCAAGAAATTACCAAGCTTGCCGATATTTTTATTAAAAGTTTGATTAAATAGTATGGCTAAAATTCCAGACAAAAAGGCGGTAGAATTTTGGGAAGAGTTTGTTTTAAACATGAACCGTGCGGCGCCTGTTGAAACTAACGAAAAGCCAGCCGATAAGCGCAAGCGTATCGCAGATTTAGAAGCCAACCACGAAAGTTGGTTTAAATACTACTTTCCAAACTACTACACTAGCGAGCCTGCAAACTTTCACAAACGCAGTACCAAACGCATTCTTTCTAATCCTGAATGGTATGAGGTTAAGGCATGGTCGAGAGAACTCTCCAAGTCTGGCCGTACCATGATGGAAGTGTTAAAGCTTACGCTGACTGGTAAAAAAAAGAATGTTGTTCTTACCAGTAATAGTGCGGACAATGCCGAGAGATTGCTTTTACCGTATAAAATTATACTGGAAAAGAATAACCGGATAATTAACGACTACGGAAACCAACAAAAATATGGCAGTTGGAAGGACAGCGAATTTATCACCAAAAAAGGAGTCGCCTTTAGAGCTGTTGGTAAAGGGCAATCGCCTAGGGGTACACGTAATGAGGCCATAAGACCTGATGTGCTATTAATTGATGATTTTGATACAGATGAGGATTGCCGAAACCCGGACACGGTTGACAAGTATTGGGACTGGCTAGAAAAAGCGTTCTATGCCACAAGGTCAATAAGCAACCCTTTACTAGTTATTTTTTGCGGTAACATCATAGCCGAATATTGTACTATTATTAAAGCGATGAAGCTCGCCGACCATGCCGAAGTCATCAACATTCGCGACATTCATGGCAAGAGTACTTGGCCACAAAAAAACACCGAGGCAATGATTGATCGCGTACTCTCTAAAATAAGCTACATAGCTGGTCAAGGGGAGTACTTCAACAACCCCATTGTAAAGGGCAAAGTATTTAAAAAATTATACTACAAGAAGTTATTGCCATTTAGTAGGTATAAATTTTTAGTGGCTTACACAGACCCGAGCTATAAGTCTGGCAAAAAAAACGATTTTAAAGCCACGGCATTAATTGCACGTTTTGAAGATGAGTACCATGTGCTTTGGGTGCGTTGTGCGCAAACTACCACAGCAGAAATGCTACAATGGCAGTATGATATTTTGAATATGGTTGGAGGTCGATGTCCAATTTACTTTTTAATAGAATGGCCTAGCATAGACGAGACGCTAAAATTAGAAATAGTAAAAGCCAATCAAAAATATGGGATCACCTTGCCTTTACAAGCGGACCAGAGAGACAAAGGCGATAAGTTTCATCGTATCGAAAGTTTGCTTGAGCCATTAAACCGAAACGAAAAGCTTTGGTTTGATATAAACCTAAAAGATAGCGATCACATGCAAGCTATGGAAAATCAGTTTTTAGCAATTAGCAAAACCAGCTCAGCGCATGATGATGGACCCGATGCCGTAGAAGGTGGCGTTTTCGCTATAAACAGTAAAACAAGTGCCGACATGACAAAAATAGAAGTTGGCAGTAATAATCGCGTTAATAATAAAAGATGGTAATATGCTAATACCTACAGATTTAAACACCCATATATATGGCGAATTGGTGCAAGCCATTAGCCGTGATGATGCAACTATTATGCAAGCGGCAATTGCTGCCGCAGAACAGCAGGCTAAAGGTTACTTGGGCCGTTATGATATTACCACGCTATTTGGCACTACAGGATCAAGTCGAGACCCTTTGCTTTTAATGTATTTAAAGGATATGGCAGCCTGGCACTTTATCACCTTATCCAATGCCAATATAGACATGGCTGTTCGAAAAACTCGTTTTGATGATGCTATTGATGCACTAAAGGCCATACAGGCTGGCAAAGTATTTCATGAAGACTGGCCAATACCAACACCACAAGCAGGCAATGAAAATGAAAACGATATTTTCATGATTAGCAGTCAACCGAAAAGAAAAACCAGCTATTAATTAGCATTTAAACAGCATTAAAAATGGCAAAAAGTAAAAACATAGGCACAAGCCAACAACCACACAAAAACCCTGCGAACGAACCTCACCAGATAGTCTTGCAAAAGATTGAGGTGCGTAAAAATCACCGTACAGAATGGGATATTCCCAAATGGCGCAATGCAATAAAATCTGCAGAAGCTTTAAATCCACGACGCAATCTATTGTACAACTTGTATGCAGATGTTGAACTAGACGGGCACGTACAAAGTGTTGCTAGCAAACGCAAAGACAATGTGGTTTCTGCCAATTGGCAATTTGTAAATAAAGACGGTGAACCAGTTGACGCTATAAATCAGCTCATTGATACCATTGGTTTTGACGATTTGTTGAATGAAATTGTAGCGAGTAAGTTTTGGAGCTACTCCATTTTAGAACCTAAGTTCTGGAAGTCTGCCGATGATACCTGGGAAATGTCCGCTGGGCTTTTGCCGCGTTTACACTACCGTCAAGAAATGGGTATTGTTACCTACAATGCCATGGGTGATGATGGTATCAATATTCGTGAGGGCAAGTATGCTAAAACCATAATGGAAGTTGGTACGCCTAGCGATTTAGGCTTGTACGCCATTGCAGCCGTGTATCAAATATTAAAGCGTGGCGGTATTGGCGATTATGCTGCTTTTATCCAAACCTTTGGAAACCCAATAATAGATGCCGTTTGGGATGGTTTTGACGAAGGCCAAAAGAAAGCTTTAAGCGATGCTCTACAAGGTTTAGGAGCTGGCGGTAATATTATTCGCCCTGCAGGAACTACCATTGATATTAAAGAGAATAATGTAAAAAATACAGGAGACGCGCACGGCTCTTTTTTAAGCTTCTTAAACAAAGAAATTAGCAAGGCACTTTTAGGCTCTACGGAAACTACCGAAAGTAGCAGCAGTTCTGGCTATGCTCAGAGCCAAACGCATAGCGAACAAGATGATCGTAAACATGAGAATGATATTAGTTTCACGCGTAAAATATTAAACAGTCGTTTTATTCGGGTTATGCAAGCTTACGGGTTTGATACCGAAGGCGGTCGATTTGTAGTTCAGGGCGAAGATACCGAGCTGAGCAAAAAAGATATGTTTGCCATGCATGAGAAAATGGCCACTACTTTAGGAATGCCTGTTGACTACGACTGGATGTACGAAACTTACGGAATGCAAAAACCCGAGGATTACGATGCGCAAATAATAGCCAAACAACAGAAAGCCCAAGAATTAGATAAAAAGGCAGAAAAACCAAACGCAGCCAAAAAGGGCGAAGAAAAAGAAGAGGTTCCGACCAAAAGCAAAAAAGAAGAAAAGGAGCAAGAGGTAACGCTTAGCTTTTTTAATAAACTAAAATTGCTTTTTCAACCCGCCCCAGCGGTGACGACTGGGGCGATGAGTTGCAATCACCACACAATTAATTTAAGCGAGGAACAGACTATTGATAGCCTAGTTTTAATAAACAAAGTTTGGAACGAAAAAGGTAAATATACCTTTGATGCCGATTGGTTCTACCAAACAGCAAGTATTTTAAACCAAGGCTTTAAAGATGGTTTTGATGAAGGCAATGAAATTATGCTATCTGATAATCCTAGTTTTACTTATGGCTTTAATGATCCTGTGATGCTTGCCTCTTTTGAACGTAGCCTTTACAGGTTTGCGGGCCAAAAGAATATCGCTATAATTCAACAGCTCAACCAGCTGTATCGCCAAAGCACAAGCTTCGAGGATTTTTATGCACAAGCATTTGTTGTTGTCAATATCGCTAATAAAGACTGGTTACAAACGGAGTTTACTACCGCTAACCGAACAGGCAACGCCGCAAGCACTTACGCTCGTTTAATTGGTAGAACAGATATTTTCCCCTTTTGGAAATATACCACCATAGGCGACGGTAGGGTGCGAGAAAGTCATTCTGCTTTAGAAGGTATTATTTTAAAATGGGATGATCCATTATGGCAAAAACTATTTCCGCCCAACGGGTGGAACTGCCGCTGTAGTATTGTGCCACGAATGGAACATGAGGTTGACAAAAGCAAATTAGTAAGCGACAAAGCAAAAGCACAGGCCTACATAAATAGTCCTGTGGGGATAAAAGATTTTGCTGCAGGTTGGGGTGCCAATCAAGTAGCCAATGGTGAAGTGTTTACAGATGCTCAGCAATACAACAGCAAGTTTGATGCTAAAATGTTACAAGAGCTCCAAGACTTAAAGGCCGAAAACTTTGGCTTGCGTAATGGTAATGATCTGTCGAGCGAAGCACGCACACCATTGCCAGAACAGGCAGAGTTGCCAGCCGAAGGTTTAGGCATTAGAGATTACCAAAACAGACCTATTACTGTAAACTCAACTGGTAATTTATTGTTATTTTCTGCAATGCAAAAAGCACTCGCCGCGCCAGACGAAGTTTGGCTTACAGGAAAAGCGCTAGGAGAAATGATTTATATAAAGTATTTCTTAGGAAAGCCTATGGTGGTCATCGCCGAAGTTAGCGCCAAGAATACCATTGTAAAAGAATACTTAACCGTTGAAAATATAGAGCAATACCGGAAAGGGCTGTTAATACTTAAACCATGAACAATGACCAAAAAATAAACCTTTTTTTTGATGGGTTCGATGCTGAATTTAATAAGAAAATCCCCGTTGTAATTTCGGAGACCGCTGTAGAATTCTTTCAAGACACCTTTAAAAGCAAAAGCTGGGACAATGTGGCTTGGCCTGTTTTTAACGCTAATGGGAAAAATAACCAAGTAGAGCCTACGCGTGGCTCTTTAATGCTGCGCACTTTAGCTTTGTTTGATAGTATTAAAGAAAGCGAGCTTACAGAAAGTAAAGTAACCATAAGCGCCGGCAGTGCCATTGCTCCTTATGCGAGAGTGCATAATGAAGGTTTACAAGTAGCTGGCATTAGAAACGTTAAAAGTTACACCAACAAAAACTTTATGGGCAAGGGCAAACCTGTGGCTATAAAAGCACACACCAGAGCCGTAAACTTTAAAATGCCTAAACGCCAATTTATAGGCCCTAGTATTTTATTAAACACTGAAATTAACCAACGCTTAGCAAGAGCCTGGAACTCAAAAAACAAGTAATATGAAAAACTTATTTAAAGCCATTACAGCGCAATTAGATGCGGTACCACGTATAAAATGGGTTGACGAAGAAAAGGGTCAAATGAATTACAATCCAAGCTTAGAACGCCCGCCTTTACTTTTCCCAGCCGCTCTAGTAACCATAAGTTTGCCCAATACCCAAAACTACAACAAAAGCAAGCAACAGGCACAAGCACAAGTGCGCATACAATTGTGCTTTGATTTTACAGGCAATACCAATACCAAAACACCCGCAGCAGATCGCGACCGTAGTTTGGCTTACTATGATGTTGTTGATGAAGTTTATCAAGCCTTGCAAGGTTTTAGCACAAGCGAATTTAATGAATTAGAACGCCGAAATTTTAGCCATTTATTAAGAGGTGACCAATATAAAACTGTAGTAATTACTTTTGTAACAGACTTTTTAGAAGACTAATTTTGATGTAATAAAGTAGGCTTTCCGTCCCAAACAAGCCAGGGGTAATTGCCTTTTAAATCTTGAATGCTCGTTTTGCGCTCCACCATAGCATTGAGCTTGTACAGGCGTAATTTTAAGCAAATAACAATGGTATTGGTGGTCAAGTTAAATTCTCGAGACAATTGTAATAGGCAATCATCGTAACGCATGCGGCAAATAGTAGAATGGTAGTAATATCTGGCCGCCATAACATCATGACGACTTTCTAAATATACATGTTGCTTTTGAAACTCCCCTTTGGCATTAGGTAAGCTGGTTGGCACCACATCAGCGTAAAGCAGTTTTTCGCCTTTCATACTTACAAATATAAAACTTTTACTACATAAAAAAAGCGACCGTGTAAGGTCGCTTTTTAACAGGGTTATTAACGTTACCAATCTTCATTTAAAATCAAAGCTTCTAAATGCAACTTTACAATGGTATTAAAGTAATTTTCTAAATCAGCCTTAGCATTTTCGCTTTTTAAATCGCCATTTTTGTAAATGCCAAAGACCCCTGGTCCGTTATTTTGTTTGGT